GTTACTTCTTTAATACTAAACTCTATATTTTCTAAATCTTGGATATCTTTAAATCTTAATTTAGCTCCTGCAATTATATTTTTTCCTTTTAAACTACATCTTCCATTTATTCCACCTTTTTGTAACTCATTTAGTTTTGCTTGGGCTTTTTTAAAGGCAAGGGCTTCTGTCTTTGGTTGTGCTATTTGCATTATATAACTTTGTTCTGCTTTTCCAACACTTATGCTTTTTGTTGTACCACTTTCAAGATCTTGCCATTTTAAGATTACTTTAGTATATGAGTTCCTATTTGCATATGTAATATTTAAACTATCTAGTTGTTTAAAACTCAAAGCTAAGCTAGGTAAATTATTATTCTTAGATTGATCATTTGAAATATCCCCTAATTTATCTTTTGTAGATATTATAATAGTCTCGTTTTTAATTGCCATTAAATACCCATACTCAAAGCATAGATTATATAAAAACTCAACATCTTTTATATTATCTTGTAAAACTGAAGCTATAGATAAATCTTGCGAAATTGTTTTTAGTTTTAAATTATTCTCAGCTGATATCTTTTTTGCTATTAAAAAAAGTGATGTATTTTCCCAAACACGGCTTTTATTCTGCTTAGTTGTAGTGCTTGAAAAGTTAACTGCAGTAGCTCTTATTTGGGTTGTATTTTCTTTATAATCAATATCTACACTATTAACAGCAAAGCTTCCACACAAATATAAATTATTAGTATATCCTAAATATAGTTTTAAACTATCACCAAATATTGGTTTTTTATAAAGTCCCAAAAGTGTAAAACTTATCTCATCACTTTGGGATGCTTCTTTATCATAAAAACAAAGCTCTATAAGATTTGATTTAATCTTACTTGTAATATCTTTGTTATTTGTTTCAAGCTTAAAGTTTGGCTTTTCTACCATATATCTACCATAGGGATACTTGTTTTATATTTTGCTCTATTTTAATCTTGGGTAAATAGACTTTATCATCTAAACTTAAAATAGGGTTTAAATGTGTATTAAAGCTTAAAACATACTCAAAGATATCTAAAGTTTTATAGTGCTTATATACTATCTCATCTAATCGTTTTTCGTTTTTTACTATATATATTTTCAAGTGTAATCCTTTATAAGTTCAATTGTAAAGTTTTGAATAAAAAAAGCTCCTGTATTTGTAAATCTACTTTGATTTTCTTCTATTTTAGAAATAGCAAACTCTCCAAAATATTTATCAGCCCCATTAACAAGCGGGTAGCTTTGTTGCAAAGAAGCTAAAGAATATAACTTTTTTAAAGCTTTTTGTTTATCTCCCCTAAAAGGTAGAGTTTGACCACTTAAGCTTATAGTTTGTTTTGGTTTGAATAAAGCTAATAAGCCTTGATGATTTTGTATTCTATCTATTGTAGAGATTGAAAAATCACTACTTATATTTATACTATCTAATTGTTTAAAGGCAAACCCACCTATATTTAAAACCATCCTTAACCCCTTATGCTCGTATTAGCCCTATTAAACTGCTCTTTACTTAAAGCTTGTATTACACTTTTAGTTAGTTGATTTTGAAAGCTTTTTAAATCAAATTGTCCATTAGAGTTTGCAAATAGTGAAAAATCTCCACTAAAAGTTATATTTATTGGAGCTTGATTTATACTTTGTGCTTGTACTTTAGATGAGCTTACAGGAATTAAATCCAAATTACTATAATTTATATATTAGAGTTTATATCTTTGAAGCTTTTATCATCTTTAAAGGAAAACAAATCACTTATAAAACTTGCTATTTTAGAAATACCATTAAATAACCAAGATAAATTCTGCTCAATACTTTTAAACCAATTGCCAAATAAATAATCCCAAGCTTCTACAATTGGAGTAAATAAAGAGCTAAAGAACTCTTTTACAGCCTCCCATTTCTCTATTAGATAAGAAGCACCCATCCCAAGGGCTACAACAATTGCACCAATACCAGTACTAATTAATGCAAACTTTAAAATCTTTAAAGCAGTAACACTTGTAAGAATACTTAGTTTTAAAAAGTTAAAGGCTTTACTTAAAACACCAATAGTAAAGGTATAAGTTTTTTTTAAAAGTGTTCCTGTTGCTACAAGGCGATTATTAATTGCTTGTATTATATTTAAGCTTCTAAACAAGGCTAGTTTTATTCTTAATACAGATATAAATTTTTTAAAACCTAAAATAGTATCTAATATATAATTCTTTCCTAGTTTAAAGATCAAAAAAGCAGGTTTAAATAGTAAAAAAGAGGCTATAGTATAAGATATAATACTATTTAGCCCAGGCATTACATTTAATAAATTTATAAAGCTTATAACTAAAAAAGATATACCTTTTACAATCTTTGAAATTACAGGTAAAAAGACACTTCCCAGATTTATACTTAGCTCTTGGAATGCTGATTTTAAAAGTACTAAACTATTTGCTGTTGTAGAGCTTCTATTTTCAAACTCTTTTTGCATAGAGCCTTGTTTGTTTTCATCATTAATTAAACCTAAAGCCTTTTTATACTCATCCAAGCTTGAAACAAGTAAAGCCATATCATCAGCATAACCCGTCCCAAACAAATTTGTAAATACTCCCATTTTTTCACTATCTTTTACATTTTCTAAAACATCTAAAACTGCTCTAGTGCTTTTTGTGAGTTATTTTGTATACTTAAAGCTAAATAAGAGCTATCAAGTCCTAATTTTTGTAAGGCTTCTTGAAACTCTTTTGTTTGTTGTGGAGCTGTTAACATCTTACTTAATAAAGTATTTATAGCAGTTCCCGCAACTTGTGGTGGTTTTCCTAAACTTATAAAAGCTGAACTTAAAGCAGCTGTTTGGTCTGCAGTTAGCTTAAATATTTTTGCAACTCCACCAACTCTTGAGATAGTCTCAACAATAGCTCCTGCTTTAGCTACACTATTATCTGAAAGGTGGTTTATTGTATCTCCCAAACTCTCTACTTGCTTAATATTTAAGCCTAGTACATTTTTAAGGTTAGCTATAGCTTCACCTGAAGCTTCGGCACTCATATCAAAAGCTACACCCATTTTTGCAACAATTTGGGTAAATTCTAAAAGTTCATCTTTTGCAATACCTAGCTGTCCACCACTTGCAGTTATTGTTGCTAATTCATTTGCACTTAATGGAATTATACGGCTTAATTTTAATATATCATCACTAAAGATTTTTAATTCACTAACACTACTAAAATCTACAACTTTTCTTACATCAGCCATAGAGTTTTCAAAATCCATAGCTAATTTAGCAGGCAATACAAAAGCTCCACCTTTTAGGGCATTTGATACAGATAAAAGCTCACCTTTTAAACTTTCTCGCTCAACACTTAGCTTTACTTTTGTATTTTCAATAGCTTTAATTAAGCTTAAATCTTTACGAAAATTCTTTAACTCTAAGCTAGAGTTTTTAACTGCTGTTTTAAGGCTTTTAAAGTTATTACTTACTTTTGCTACACTTTCTAAACCTTTTAAATTAAGGTTTATATTTATTCCTAAAATTTCGCTTATCATCTTTTTAAACCTTTTTTATATATAATAACTTATGAAAGAGACTAAAGCAATAAAATATGACAATATAGACATAGATATTACAATTACAGCTAAAGATGAATATTTAGACGAATTTGACAAAGAGATAGAAGAAGAAGTAAAAAAGCTAGAAAAAGAGATAGAGTTATACGAAAGTAAATCTTTTAAACTATTAACTTTTTGTATCTCTTTTTCTATAGGATATATATTTTGTTGGTCTGACCCAAATTTAAATTTTCTTGATAAAACTTTTGTTGCTTTAGTTTTACTACTTATTACATCCTATAACGCTTTTTGTTTTATGGATTACATTATCAATACTTATATTTTTTAAATCAATAATCTTTAAATCCACTAATTAATCCCGTTTTGTTTCTTAAGTATCTCTACTGCTATTCTTTTAAACTCATCATACTCAAATACATTCATATTCATAATTTCATTATAAGTAAAATGCAAAATATGACCTATTAAGGCAACACCATCGTAAGTGTGCCTTAGGCTAAAAAACCCGATACCACATTTACTATTTTTGAAGTATCTTTTATATTCATATCTTCTAGTTCTTCAATACTTTTACAAGTTAAATTAGAAGCTAAAGCAAATACTATATCACTCATTGTTGAGCCATCTTTAAAACTCATTGCAAATTTTAAATCTTTTCCTTTTGGGTGTCTTATCTCTAAGCTTTCCCCATCTGATAAAGTAACTAATGTATAATCTATTCCATCTTTTTGTATGATCTTATTCTTACTCATTGTTAAGCTCCTTATTCGCCTAAATTTGCTCTTACATTTGCCATATAATCAACTCCACCAATAAGGCAGATCATATTCTCTACATCTTTTAGTATTGTTGGTATTGCATCTATTGTAAGATTTATAAAGTGTGCTGACATCTTTATACTTACTTCCATCTCTTTTGCACTTTCAAAATCGCCTATTTCTAAAGCTAAAATATCTCCAGTAATGCTCAAACTAACTGGTAGCTTTTTAGTACTTCCACTTTGGAAAATAGAAGCTTTAAATAAAAAAGGAACTCTAAGGCTATATTGATTTAATGCCATAGATGTAAATATATTTCTATCTAAAGAGCTTATTTTAAACTCAATATTTGTGGGTTTTAATACACTCATACTATATTCAGTACTCATCGCTCCTTTGCTTTCTATAGTCTCAAACTCTAAGCTTGGAAGCTTTAAAGATTTTGTGACACCTAAGTAGCCTTTACCATTTATAAAAACATTACACTCTTGTATACTTTGTGGTATTTGTCTTTTCATTTTTTAATCCTTTTTAAATGTTCCCCCATTTAAAAAGGGAACCTATCTTTTATTACTACTTTTTAGCAGGATTTGTAAAAAATCCTTAAAAGTAGCAAAATCCTAAAGAGCGACAGAAGTCGCTTTACTTATTTAAATCTTGCAATAAAATATCACCATATCTATCAACATATATAAAATCTAAAGTTAATAGTTTAACTATAGGGTTATTTTGCATTCTTACATCTATATAAAATTTTCCTGCAGTTATATTTGTTAGACTGTTTTTTTCACTAAAGCTAAGCTCAAATCCTAATAAGACTTTTGCACCGACTAAAGACCTAAGCAACTCTTCTACACTTCTTTTTGCGTGATATAGCTCATTTGCTTTTTTATCTATTGCAAAAAGTACACCTTGTTGACAAGCTTGTGAAAGTCTATCAAATATCCTTACTCGGCTCAAGTCTTGCCAAATTGTATCAATATGGCTTGTTTCTCCACCCCAAGTTCTATATCCTTGTTCATTTATAATTGTTGATATATGATTTACTCTTAGCAAATCTGCTGTACAGCTTTCACCTAGTTCAAAATCTATATCATCTTTTGTGCCAAAAATACCCATCATAACTTTGTTTGAA